GACCTTGGTCTCCTCCAGCTTGGTGCGGAACAGCGCCAGTAGCGCCTCGTTTTCTTGCAGCTTGCAGCGGATTAACGCTTGCATGTGCTGACGATCAGGCTTTTGGCCTACAAAAATCTTCATGTGTGGATTCTATACAACAAATTCAAAAAAAGTCAAACTCCGTTGGGGCGTGCTGAAATCATATTTCCCTCACGACCACCGACTTGGCTGCCGTCAGGCAGCATATTCTTTGGCGCTGGCCCCTGCGTAGCGCCCGGAGCGCCACCTTGGAGTTCGCCAGCGATCATGGCCAACTGCTCTTGGAGCTGAGCGTTTTGCTGCTGCAGATTCTGCATGGCTGTCAGTGTCGGACGGTCTGGGACAATCCGGTTGACGTTGCCGCTCAGGTTGCGAGCCTGCTCGCGCAGGAGCTCTGCCGCGCCGTCCATGCCCACGATCTGCTGGGCCACCGGGCTGTTGAGCACGATCTGCAGGAACTCGTTGCGGCGGACTGCCTCAGCTTCCTTGACCACCAAGCTGGTAGCGCCCTTGGCCACGGCCTTGACGTCGCCAATCAGGTCTGGGTCTTTGCTGTAGCGCAGGTTGTCTTGGTACAGGCGCTCAATAGACGGCACGATGACAGCGCGGTCGATGTTGCTGATCACTTGCTTGATGCCCTTGCCAGCGTTGCTGATCAGCATGGACAAGCCAGATGACGTACGGCCAGCGCCGGGGGAGCTCTCGCCAGTCATGTAGCGCGGGATCATGGTGTCTTCGTCAGCGCGGGCGCTGAACTTCTCGAACACGGACATGAGCTCGTTGGCGTTGCTGTTTGGCTGGAAGAACTGCAGCGGCTGGGAGCCGTCGTTGAACTCAGAGCTTTGGAACTGCCAGATTTTCCAAGGGTACATCTCGGTGATGTCCTCGCCCGGGGGCAGGCGCGACACGTTCACAGCCACCTGCGGACCAGAGCTGATGCCCATGTTGTTGGCCAAGCTGCGGGCGGCTGCGTTCACCATGTTCTGGGAGTCGCGGCACAAGTCGGCCACGCCCTTACCGGCCACAGCGCCGGGGACTTTCTCGTAAGACGTCACGTAGTACGGCTTGCGGCCCAGCGGGTCGTAGTTCAGCACAGCACGGATCACCGTGGAGCCCACCAACCACACCTCGCAGGGGTAGTTCAGGTCTGGGTCAGGAATCTCCTTGGCAGACAGGCCCCAAGTCAGCAAGTCCTTACCCTGCACGCTGTCCCACATTTGGAGCGCGTCGATCAGGTCGGTCGTGAAGATGGTCTGGGTGGTGTCCTTGCCCTCGGCTGTCGCCTGAGCGCTGTCGGTCCACAGCCACTCGTTGAGGTTGCCAGACTCGAAGGAGTTGAGCACCGAGCGGATGGCGTCGTCGTTGTACCCGGGCACGCCGATCAAGGCCTGCAGGTCTTCACGAGTCATGCGGTGGCGCTCGACAATGAAACCGTCTTGGATGTCCGAGGACCATGGAGCCCAGTACAGCATGAACGGATCAACCCGCTCCCACTCGTTGCGAATCTCTTCGGACGGTGCCAGCTCACCGTTTTGCCACATCATGGTCTTGCGCTTGCGCTTGACTGGGCCCTTGAGCACGGCGTAGGGGAATGTCACCACGTCGTCGAGGAACGCGTTTAGCGCGTCGGTCCAGCCGCCTTCGATGAGCTGGTCTTCCATCTTGAGTTCCATGCGGTCAACACGGTCGTTGGCCTCTTCGCGCAGCTTGCGCATCGCTGCGTCTTTCATCTGGCTGGCGGCTTCGCGCAACTGTGTGGGGTCTGGCATGGCCAAGCCCTGCTCCATCATGACCTGCAACTGCTGCTGCATGCTGGCCATCAGCTCTTGAACGAGCTCTGGAGGGAGTGTCGGCTCGGGTGTAGCCTCAAGGCTCCACGGCTTGTCTGTGCCTGTGCCCAGCAAGGTATCACGCAGCCAGCTCGTGGCGGCGCGGCACTTGACCGATGTCAACTGGATGTAAATCTCCGAGCCGCCTTGGCGCTTGATGTCGGCCAGCTTGTCCGGGTCGTACTCGCCGTTGCGCTGGCGCAGACACTGCAGCATGCGCTCCTCGATGGTCCGTTTGGCTTCACGGGCAGACTCCCAGCGCTTGCGTGCGTGAGCGGCCAACCCTTGGATCACAGGCTGAGCCTGCATGTCCGTGTTGCGTTTTTGCGACTCACGCTCCAGATCGGAGCTACGAGCGACGGGGATGAGTGCGATGCCTGTGGCCATAATTTAGTTCCAAGGAGTACCGGGAGCGGATGCGTTTGGTCCAGCAATCAGCAAGATTACAAACATTGTCGAGCATGAATTGTTGTTCGCACTTCCGACGGCAGTCGCCTCAATATCAGTCTTTTCTGGTATCGCAATTGGGAACTCAAACGCGTAATCAGCTGTGCCGTTGTTAAGTGTAACTATTGAGGTGGTGCGACGTATGCCGTCGGCGGTAGACGATAACAAACGACCTTGAACTGACGTAGACCCGCTGGCCTGACCCACAGTAAACATACCCTGCATCAAGTACGCAGTGTATCCTGCGGGGACTGTGTAGTGCCCAGTCACTGTGTCGTTGTAGTTGAACTTGATGAGGTTATACACCGTCGCTGGAACACCGGCTGTTATGGTGCCCGTGCCGATGTATATGTCCCCCGCTGCGCTTTGGCCTGAACCTGCGGTTGCGACCGTGGCATAGTTGATACGCAGGTAGTTCTTAGTAGTCATCACGGCTGTCTGGCCGCTCAGAGTCACTACTTCAGAAATTTCGTTGTAGTCCGCGTCCAAGCCTTGGATCAAAACTGTGCGTGCCCCAGTGCCAGCGCTTGTATCAGCAGCGTTGGATGAGCTGACCTTCATAGCGATAGCAGTTGCTGGATGCGAAACCAAACCAGTGTACGGCCAGACTGTGACTTCAGTCTGGTCAACGTCGCCGTTGTAGCCAAATACAACCACGCTCCGGTGGCCGGGAATCTGCCCCCGAGCAACCTGCAGGGCAAAGTCCTCGTGTCGTCGCTCAGATGTAATTGACGGGTAGAAAAAAGACATGGCTGTCTCCAAGAGTTATCCGATTGTACGCTGAGCTGTCAAGGGGTCAAGTGTAGGAGTAAGAGGACTTCTTCACCTCACGCCTGCCGGTGTTGAGCGTGCCGCCTCGGATGTTCATGTCGATCACAGAGTCGGCGTACTGGTTGGCGTCGTGGACGTGGGAGAAGCTGTTCTTGTCTGGCTTGTCCTCCATCTCACCGGACTTCTTGATTTTGTACCGGTACCCATACCGGAACCCCTTGACCAGCATGGTGCATCCCGGGTCAATCAGGTACAGCGCTTTACCTTCCAACTGTTGCACAAGCAAGCGTTCGACAGCCTGAATCCGCTTCTCCGGGTCGTTGGTCGGTGGCCGCTGGCACTTGAACCCGGCCTGCTTGACGATATCCACCAGCGACACTTCGCCCATCTGCTGCTTGGCATACCCTGCTGGGTCCGGAGCCACGACGAACGAGCACCCTTGGAGGTTGTTCGCAATGAACGGGTTCAGCTTCGTCCGCAGGAACGTCTCGATGCCCATGTTCTCCGAGGTCAGCTCAGCCAACGTCACGACGCGCCCGCGTGGATCGCGCTGCTTGAACACTGCTGCTGGCGTGCGCCCGAAGTCCAGACCGATGATGACCGGGTACTCCTCGCTGCGGATCGGCTTGATCTTCTCTTTGGCCACGTGGAACTCGTGCGTGAACGTCTTCTCGTACACCGGCGTGCCTGACAGGCTGCGGCCATACTCCGAGCGCAAGTACACACGCAGCCAGTCCTCGGTCTTGCCCGGGATGATGTTCGGGTAGTACTGCTTTGGCAGGTGGTTGTAGTTGTCGCACTCTGGGTTGACAGTCCACTCGTTGTCGTCTTTGTCCAGCAGCACCTCATCCGGCTCTTCACCGAACCGCTCAAGGTACACATCCGGCTTGATGATCGCAGCGGGCTGCTTGTAGATGGCCCAGTTGCTCGGCGGGTTCTCCATTTTGTCGTGCCACCATGTGTCCTCGTCGGGCATGTTAGTGTCAAACAGCGCACACGACCGGGTGGGCCCACCGTCCTTGGCCGACGGATATCGGTTCAGACGTGACAGCAGGCCGTCGACAACCTCACTGTTGAGTTCTCGGCTTTCGTTGCCCCACAGGAACGTGGTCTCCAGCGACAGCGCCTTACGCACGTCGTCCGGGGTATCCAGCGGGATGAAAATCCATTCGGACTCGACCTGAGTCCCATCTGGCAGTTTGGCCATCAGGATGAACGTCTTCTCCACGGCCTTCCAGATACCAGCCTCACCGGGCGGCAGCCAGTCGAACACCGTCTTTCGAGTCGTCAGGGCCAACTGGTCCGCTGTGTTACGCACAATGATCGCCCGAGTGCGTCGGATACCCTTGGCGTTCGGCGCTTGGCCACAAGCCAGTCGAACCAGCTCATGTACGCAAGTGACTGACTTACCGCCACCAACTGGCCCTGCCAGCGTACGCACGTAGGATTCGTCCAGCATGAAGTTCCGCTGGGTCTCGGTCGGTTTGTAGTTGCTCATTTTTTCAGCGTCGCCGCGTTGGTTTTGGCGTTGTACTTGTAGTCGCTGGGCTTGTTCTTACCGCCCGAGTACTTCGACTCGCGGTCCTTGGCCCGGCCATCGTTACCCAAGTCTTGGCGCTTCTTACCTTCAGCGGTCAGGCTGCCATCAGGCTTGATGTGCCCACGTTTAACCAGCAGCCCATGGGCGATGCCACTGGCGTTATCTTCTCCGCGTGCGGCGATCTGGCGTGTCAGTCTCGTCTCGAGCTTTGATTTAGGCATTCTTGATCTCCTTGACCTCAGCGTCCAGTGTAACGGGTGTGATGGTCTGCTGGTTGCTCAAGCTGATACTCTGGCCACCGCCCAAGTCGATGCTGATGCTAAACCCGGGCCCAGTGTCCTTGAGCTTTTCCTCCTTGGGCTCCAGCCCTGCGGCCTTGATGAGCGTCTTGAGGACTTCATGCTTCTGGCTCAGGCTGGCATCGCCGGACGCCGCAGTGACGTACACCTGATCGAGCAACTCCCCGGCCATCCATGCAGCCTTGGCCTTGAACGTGACGCCGTTTTTCTCGTACTCGGACCGTTTCATCTGAACTTGCAGTTGAAACCACGGCTGCGCGGCCAATTCCATGTACTCCTCGACGGACATGCCGTGACGGCTGGCCACGATCAACTCATCCTCCATGCCCAAGGCAATGGAAGCAACCATCTCCTCACTGATTTGGGGGACT